GTACTTTTTAATTTCATCTATGGCTTCATCTGCACCGAAGCAGACTTTGCACATGTAACCTTGTTCTTCTAAGCGTTGAATCATGAGCCTTTGACTTGGTTGTAACTTCCCTTTCTTTGACTTCAACTCAATCCAAAGCCCGTGTATCTCACCATTTGGAACAATTAGCTGAAGGTCTGGAACACCAGCCTTCACGCCCAACTTCTTAAACTTTGCAGCTTCAAGGATGTTTCTTGAGCCACCATTAGGAATATGAAACAGGTAATCACTCAAACGACCTGAACCATACTTCACTCGATGCGCCCAACTCATGAGCGTCATCTGTTCTTGATCTTCTGTAGGCACTCGATTAAATCGCTTTGAACGAGCTGCCTTCTGTGACTGGACCCTTTGAGCCTCTTTGAATGTGGTCATTGGTCACCCCATCGCTTTCTTGATTTCATGGATACAGAACTTCAAAGCAAATACTCTCTGATCATTACCGTTCTTTAGGTTCTGCTCTTTCGCCAATTCAAGTTGATTAACAAGCTGACTAGCTGCATTTCTTAACTTGTCGTTTTCAATCTTTGAGTTATGTAATTCTTGAGCTAGGCGATCTACTTCTAAGATTGCTTGCTCTCTTGTTAGTTCTTGGTCCGCAAAGCAGGTGCCGCCTGCATGACAATAACCGTCTGCTCCACAGTAAGGGCTTCCACCCTTACAGCGCATCACAGCATTAGCCCATGTGTCGTCGTTCTTACTTAGCAAGTCATGCTCACATGGGATCTTGGTTGCTTTCATCCTTCCCCCTTGAGCGCTTGCTCTCCTATCCATTCGTATTTGTTTGCACCACAACCAAAGCAATGTAGTAGCGCATAATCTTCTTTATCTGAGCCAATTCCTTGCAACGGCTCTTTACCGCAACGACCACACATACCATTTAGCATTGCAGGCATTGATTTTTGCTTCCAATCTTTAAGTTGAAACTCAAGTTCATCCACCCTCTTTTGCAGCTCGTCACCATAGTTACGTGAACTAGTAAGCTCTTCTTCAAAAGCCTTTACTCTTTGACGTTGTAGCGATAATTGGGTTTGCAGCTCCTCCACTTTCGCTTGCTGGTGCTGCCATGCTTCCTGCCAAATTGCCCATTTCTCGTTAAATGAATCGAGGTGAAATGCGTAAAGCTTTCTTTGACCGTTTAAAACATATCGACCAAGCTCCTCATCAAAATCAACCGCGTCTCTAAATAGCCCAATCCAGTACTTTTGCTTCTCAAACTCTTCTCTACACTTATCCATTCTTCACCCCAATCGATTAAGCTTGTAAGCTTCGTTAATGTGAACTTCAGTTACTTTGCAATTCGGCGAAATGTGGTTTTCTATGGGGAAGTCGTCGCCTAATGTGTCCGAATCCACAAAAGAACCCCCAACCCGCGCAAAACCAATCATTGCCGCATAGCAATCAACACACATTCTTGGCTGTCTTATTTCGCTATTTGAATAAAGCTCTGGAGAGCCACAATCGATGCAAACACCTTTAAACTCACTCATGGCTGGCTCCTTTAATCCCTAAAATTACCCATCCTTCTTGCAGCCCATACCCGCTTAAGACATAAGAGATGGTTTTACGAAGTTCATTGCCTGAATATAGAAGCGGCATGCCTTGCTTCATTTGCTCGCCTGAATGTATCGTCTCAAGCAAAATCAGCTCATCGCCAACTTTGAAATCTCGATCATTGAAACGAATCTCAAATGTTTTACGACCATCAACAACAGCTTGAAAAACTTCTGGATCAGTTTTTAAATTGTGAACTTTACTCATCCCCGCCTCCATATATTGATTCGTGGTCTTTGATTGCCTGCTCCAATTCATCCCAGCCGCTTACATTTGGATGCTTTGCTTTATTCCGCGCTAGGTAGTCTTTGGCAAACTTAGTGCCACCATGCCACTTGATCAGATCAATCGACTCCACCAAGCGTTTGAGATCCGCCATGTTCACAAGTTCAATTCTTGGATTAAAACGATCTGAATACTTTTTTGCTTTGGTGCAGTAGCATAATGTTGAGTAGTAACACTCCATATATTTGCTTGGGATGCCTTCAACAACCTCTCGCGCCTTATCCAATCCTTGCTCACGAATAAAATGTTCTGGTTTCATACCGCCTCCTTGTAACGTCTAGTCATGGCTTCCTGCTTGAGCTGGTCTAGCATTTTCAGCTTTCTTAATTTCTCGTAGAGGTTCGCTGCTGCTCTTGTTTCTTCATTACGAGTACCGAGGTTGTACGCTCTACGCAGCTTCATCATTGCGTTGTAATCTACAAATTCGATCATGCTTTCAGCTCCCCTTTAACATTCAGGATGTCTTTTGCGTATTGAGTTGCCTTGTAATGATTTTTCCCAACACGTTCGAAATATTTCCATTCAACAAATTTTTGAAGATTGCTGTAGATGGTTCCTCGATTGAAATCAAACACTGATTCCTTCACGTCTTTGACACTGAAAGGCGCTGATGCATGACAGCCAAACACGAGTAAGCTAAGCTGGTCATCAAAGTTTAATTTCTTTGTTCTATTTAAAGTTTTCACGCTGCACCTCCAAACTCTTGCAAACTAGCGAGATAAGCAGGATCAAGATCTGCAAATGTTGCTCTTGCTAAATCAGTACCTAGACGCACAGTTCCTACCTCTCCATCACGGCACTTACCGATGATGATTTCAGCAGTTCCTGCATCTTTTGAGTTCTTGTCGTAAACTTCATCGCGGTAAATGAATAGAATCACGTCCGCATCCTGCTCCAATTGCCCAGATTCACGAAGATCGGCATTAACTGGACGTTTGTTAGGTCTGTTCTCTAAGTTGCGGCTAAGTTGAGATAGAGCGAATACAACGCAATCAAATTCTTTTGCGATTGCTTTCAACCCTTTTGAGATTTCACCAATTGCTCTAACTTGGTTATCAGTAACAACTGGGCTTTTCATGATTTGTAGGTAATCAACGAAAATTGCGTCTACACGGCCATACTTAGCTTTAAGTAATCTTGCTTGACGACGGACATCAGAGAGTGATGCATTAGCCGTGTCATCAATTCCGAATTTGGCATTTTCAAGCATCTTGTTAGCCTGAACTAAACGCCCCCAGTCATCATCCTCAAGAAACTTAGACTTGATATTGCGAAGCTTGATTTGTCCGACACCTGAAACAATACGGTCCCTGATTTCTTCCTCAGTCATCTCAAGTGAATGGAACTGAACAACAAGGTCTTGGTTGATTGCCATATCACTCATAATATTTTGAGCGAATGTTGTTTTGCCCATTGATGGACGGGCACCAATCAGAACAAAGTTGCCACGACGTAGAGCACCGATTTTGTTGTCTAGTGCAATGAATCCTGTTCTTAAGCCCGTTTCAACATAAGTGCCGTTCTTTCGTGCAATGCAAGTTTCTTCTAGATCCGCATAGAGACGTGCTACAAACTCATTCACATAGGTAAGTGATTTCTTCTCAGAGTTGTCACCGATTTCAGCAATCATGTTCTGAGTTTTATTGAGCATCTCATCTAGGTTTGTGGTGAAGTCCTTTGCCATACCCTGCATAAGCACAGAAATGTCTACGAACTTACGACGAACCATTAAACGGTGAAGCTTCTCGATGTGTTGTTCCAGTGTTGAAATAAGCGTAGGCGCTTCTGCATTCAGCGTAAGCATGTACTGCTCATCAATGTGGTGAAGATTCAATGGGTTTTTCTTGATTTCGTCCCATACAAGAATGAAATCAATTTGTTCACCACGATCGTGGATTGCTTTAATCGCATCAAAAATAATCTGATGTTTTCCTGAGAAGTAATCACGGTTTAGGCGTTGAACATATTGATCCACACCATCAGCAAGAGATAACAAAGAAACTAATACACCTTGCTCTGTAGGGACTGAATGTAAGTAATCCATTATTTAGCCCCCTTGTATTCTTTGCGAATCAATACAGGTGCATTACGCTTTGTTTCTGAATTATCAGAGTTGGTTTTATCCTGCTCTTTTGGGAACATATTGATAAAACGATCTAGTTTTTCAGGTTCACGGCAAATCAATTCAATATCGGTATAACCACCTTGAACATGGTAATCAGACTTAGAGCAATTCAGGATTGCATGTTTGATGTCTTCAACCAGATATCCATCAGCGAGACGAGACTGAATTTTTCTAGCTCGTTTGTCAGATAGAATCGTTTTTTCATTTTTGCTGAATGTGGTTTTCCAGAACTCGAAAATTTCACATATATCTTTCTTAATATTTTCTTTCTTATTTGTTTCTTTCTTAGTAGTACCATTTTCGGGGGTAGTCTCCCCTCCATTTTGGTGGGTACTCCCCATACCATTTTCGGGGGTAGTGTCCATACCATTATCGGTACTACCATCCATTTTGGCAGGTGGTTCAAACTCAGGATGAATGATTGAAAATTTGTTAGTTTCACCAGTTGATCTAACCACTAAAACCAAACCCAATTGTTCAAGCTGGCGAACTGAGTCAGTAAGTGTTTTTAATTTCTTGATTCCAGTCTTTTCTTGAAGGAAGCTAGAAGTAATCGACCAGTTACTACGGCAAAAACCATCAGTAAAGCGGTTAATCACTACGTAGCATTTCAAAGCGCTACCCGTCATTTCAGACACATAGCCCTTATCCACCAGGTAATTTGGTGTTCTAGTGTATTTATCTTCCACTGGGGTGGCCTGCTTGAGAAATTGTTCCAGGTTAAAAGCCGTATTCATCAAACACCTCTCAATACAAATGCAGCTAAATCAGCTTTCGCTTTAGCCAATGCCATAGAGTTTTCGAGAGTTCGATTAAGCACATAAGCCTCAACCGCTTTTTGAAACAAACTAATCTTCCGATTTAGTTCAATGTCTGCTAATATTGAATAGTTCATATGGTTTGCTCCGATTGAACATTGAGCCTGATCCACGAAATCAGGCTTTTTTAATGTCTGCTGTTTCTGAGCGCACTGATAAATCTGAATGCAGCTCATGGTTTTTATCGCTCTCTGTTAAGCCGAAAATCTTTTGTTTAATCTTCGTCTCAGCTTTCAATTTTTGGAGATGAGGCTTGATTAACGTTTCGTACACATACTCACTTGCACCCTGTCCTGCTCGTAGCATTTCAGCCAATGAGGACAACTGTTCTTTGTGGTCTGTTGGCATATGGATGGTGATAGACGCATCCTTCTTTGGTTTACGTTTAGTCATGGTTTTTCCTAGGCAGTTAATGCTTGACGGTCAGCCTTTAGCTTTCCATTTGTTAATACTTCAAAGGCAGCTTGCGTTCTTGGTGGTATGCCTTCTTGCTCCCATTTGGTAATACCTGAGCGTGCTTTTTTGATTTTCTTGGCTAGTTGAGAGTTATTTTCTACACCGTAGAACTCCCTCAAATGCTCTACATTCATATTCAAATTCCTGAACATATTAATTCAACTTATTGAACAACATGTTCAGGCATTTGTCAAACTTCTTGTTCATAATTTTGAACATCTGATATAAGGTTTTGAACGATGGATAATTCTGTTTCTGATCGCATTCAATCTCGAATGGCTGAATTAAAGTTATCTCAAGCGGATTTAATGAGGCTCACTGGCGCTGCTAGAGGAACTGTTTCTGGTTGGGTAAATGGAAGTAATAATCCGAGCGCAAAGCACATTGAGGCGCTAGCAACCGCATTAAAAACAACATCCAGATGGATTCTTACTGGAAAAGAAAAACAAAATTTAACCAACTTCAACATGCAAGAATTTATGGATAAGCACGGCCTATCCAAGAAAGATGAATCATCATTTGATGTGAATGATATTCAAAGCGCGTCAGTAGTTGAGTATGGTGGGGATGATGGATTTATCTGGATTGATGTGGTAGAGGCAAGTTTTTCTTGTGGCACAGGAGAATCTATAGAGTTTCACTTTGATGTGATCAATGGAAAACAGCCATTCCCACCTAGTTTTTTTAAACAAAAAAATGTTCATCCTGATTGCATGCGCATCATCAAGGCTAAAGGCGACAGTATGGCGGACAAGATTGAGGATGGGGATTTGGTTGGCATTGATATATCCCAAACCGACATTATTGATGGTCAAATTTATGCTGTTTACTTTGAGGGTGAAGGCATGATTAAGCAGATTTTCAAGGAAGAAGGCGGGAAACTGATTCTGCACAGCCTAAATCCTAAATACAGAGATCGTGAAGTCACGGAGCAAAATGGATTGAATTTTAAAGTTATGGGTCGCCAATTTTGGCGTGCAGGTTAAAAAAGGAGAATGGAATTGGACAATTCAAAACTACCAATCAACCAGATTATTGCTCGCATCAATGATGCTGCGAAACATGGTGAAGCTTTGGTGCTAACAGCCGAAGAAGTGAAGATTCTTTCCAAAGATATTGGCGACAAAGTCTTTATTCCTGTGCTTACTAATGAGCAGGTCGTGCAGTTGGTAAAAGAAGGAAAGCTTGGGCAGAAAATTAATAACACCAAAGATTAATAAGCTGTGAACCCGACACAGTACTTTATAACAGTTCGGGCAAAGTGGTGCGACAACCAATGTCAAACTCATGATGAAACTAAAAATACAGACTGTTAGACTATGACAATAACCAATACAGACCTGATTGATGATGATGCTATGAGTGAGAAATTCCATGTAGTTTATGATGGCAAAGCATTAGAAGAACACCTAATGGATGTTCGAGATCTTGCGCCTGCTATGATGGCTATAAGTGACCTCTTGACTCATGCCAATAAAGAGATCAATGGGGATAAGCTTGAAATTCAATTAAATGTCAAAGCAAACTTTAAAACAGGTTGTTTTGGAATAGAATTTGTTGAGCACCTATCTTGGGTGAATCAAATCAAAGATCTATTAGTTGGCCCTACTGCAACGGCCTTAGCAAACGCAAGTGGGATCTTGGGATTGGTTGGTTTTTTTGGGGGTGCTACTGTTGGTGTAATTCAAATCTATAAAAAACTGAAAGGCAACCCTCCTGTTAAGATAGAGGAAACTGTTGATCATGCAAAAGTCTTTTACACTGAAACTGAATATTTAGAAGTTGATAAAAGAGCGTTACGTCTTTACCGAAGCAAGGTGATTGCATCCGATATTGAAAAAATGCTAGAACCACTAAGCAAAGATGGGATTGACTCATTTTATGTTGTAAAAGAAATGCTTGATGAAAATGTTGAGCTATTTATTGACAAAAAAGAAGTTGAGTATTTTAAATTTCAGGACATTGATGATCATTTGAGCGAAAGCATCACAGAAACTTTTTTGCAAATTGAATCAATATCATTTAAGGAAAAAAACAAGTGGCGATTCAATAATGGCGGCTCAACAATTAATGCTTCTATTACTGATGAGGTGTTTCTGCAAAAGATTGATTCTGGATTGCTTCGTTTTGGTAAGGGCGACTTACTTAAGGTTAAGCTAAAGACCATCCAATTTTTAGCTCATACAAAACTTAAGACAGAGTTTGAGGTTATGGAAGTTATTGAGCATAAGACTACCAAACAAGAAGAATTTGATTTTTAAAATACAAAATTAGCAACGCTTAACCCACCCCGTGTGGGTTTTCTTTTGTCTATTAAAGCATGAATTCAGAATATTGAACATTTTTAATTAATTTATTGAACAAAGTATTGACATTAATGTTCAATTAGTTGAACATAACTCTACCGAATATTAAAAAGCCCCGAACAATCTTGGCGGATGCGGGGCTACTCAACGAGTGAGATAAGTATGAACATAAAAGCCAACATAGTCAAATCCATGGGATTCGTAGGAGTAGTTAGTGCTCTAACTGCTGCTTATGCATTTACCCCAGCTAACAAAGAACCTGTAACGGTTGCAGCTCCTTTCAAAGTTGAATCAATCGACCCTGAAAATGAACAAGCAGTACTTCAAACTGCAAATGAAAAGTTCACTTTAGAAGTTGATTTTGATGCTCAGTACTCAATTGATGGCAACGGCTATCAAGCTTGGCGTGAAGTTGAAATTAACGAGATTAAAGACATTCGCGTTTATGACGAAGATGGCGAGGTCTTAGCTTACGTTCATCGTTTAGACGTAGTTGAGATTAAAGATCTTATCGAATCAGGGATTAGAGAGCGCATTTAAGCGCTCCATGGTGAATGTCATGAATGCACATCCTGAAATTATCGAAGTATCAAGACTTCAAGCTCTTATTAAAGATTCTGTAAATGCCCTGCTCCCACTTTCTAGTGAGAAAGATACAGTCATCACTGATGGCGGCAATTGGATTCACTTGCGTTATGTGGGCCGAGGTACTGAACAAATCCAATTAGAGCTAGGTGATCAGTTCTCTATTAAGACAAAAATCGCCTACCTAAGTGAAACGTTAAAAAGATTGGCTGAAATTAGAAATGAGTTGAGAGGTGGGTGATGGAGTGGATTAGTTGTGAGGAGTAATTACCAGAAGAAGGCGTAAGAGTTCTGTTTTTAGACAAATACGACATCATCCACGAAGGAACTTTAAATACTGATTATGTCGATGGGCCTTATGGTGAGAATGGTGAAGACTTCGGTGAAGAGCAAACCTTATGGACTTCAAACTCAAGTGGTGAAGAGCTTCTACTTATCCAAGTTAAATATTGGATGGAACGCCCAAATAGCCCAGTAGAAAAGAATTAGGAGAAGATTATGAATGCGCCAGTGCAACACTCAGGACAGAACCCTTTTGCAGTAGCTGCTCCTACAACTCAAGCAATGTCTACAGTTCAATCTGATAGTCAACGTGCAATTGCAGAGGTTCAAGCTGCTTTAGTTATTGCTAAGCAGTTCCCACGAAACCCAATTGAAGCTTATGACCGGATTATGAATGCTTGCCAGCGTCCCGGCTTGGCTCAATCGGCTGTTTATTCTTATGCTCGTGGTGGTAGTTCAGTAACTGGTCCATCAATTCGGCTTGCAGAAATGCTTGCTCAGAATTGGGGGAATATTCAGTACGGTATCCGCGAATTATCTTCTGAAAATGGCGAATCTACGGTTGAAGCATTTGCTTGGGATGTTGAAACAAATACCCGTCAAACAAAGGTTTTTCAGGTTCCACATATTCGTTATACACGCAATGGATCTAAAAAATTAACAGATCCACGCGATATTTATGAATTGGTTGCAAATAATGGCGCTCGTCGTCTACGTGCATGCATCTTAGGTGTAATACCGGGTGATGTGATTGATGATGCTGTTAATCAGTGCGAAAAGACAATCCATGCAAGTGCTGATACTTCACCAGAAGCTGTACAAAAACTTGTTGTTGCCTTTGAGCAATTTAACGTCACCAAGAAAGACATTGAAGATTACATTCAGCGTCGTCTTGATGCTATTACAGCAGCCAATATCGTTGCGCTTCGCAAGATTTTCACTAGCTTACGTGATGGCATGAGTTCACCTAAAGACTGGTTTAAAAATGTCACTGTGAAGGAAGTTGGAGAAGTTCAGGAAGTTAAACCAACTGTACCAGACAACGAGTTCCCGGTTCTCTTAGAGCAGATCAAAGCCGATGCAGTTACTAAAGAGTATGTATTAGAAGGCTATGCACTTACTAATGCACAAATAGCTGAGGTAAATGCACTATGAAGCTATTCCGATGCTCAAGCCTAAATAAGCTTATAGGCGACTCTAAAACTAAAGGCTCAGTTCTTAGCGATACAGCTAAGACTGAGATCAGAACAATCGTTAAGGAGGACTTGACCACGTTCAAGTCTTTCAAAGGAAACCAGTACACGGCTAAAGGTAATGCGCTTGAAGAAATTGCAATTAGCCTGTCTGGCAAGGTTCGTTTTCGTCAGTACTTAAAACATCAAGGCCGTTTGGAAAATGAACTAATCACTGGTGAATGTGACATTCTTGACCTAAATAACAAGTTGATCATCGACACTAAATGTACTTGGGATATTGGTACTCATCCCTTCTTTCAAGATGAAGCAGAAGAAAAGGCAAAGAAAGCCGGTTATGACTGGCAGATGCAAGGCTACATGTGGCTTTACGACTGTGAACAAGCAATGGTTGATTTCTGGCTACTCCCTTGCCCTGTCGAGCTTACAAATGATTGGGATGACCGAGAACAGCTAATTGATTTAGTTGAGCGTATCGATCTTAGAGAACGTTTAACAACTGTCACCTACAAACGTGACGAAGCAATGATCCAGAAGATCAAAGACAAAATTCCACATGCTCAAGAGTACTACGCAAAGTTATATCAAGAGCGCATTAAGGCAAAGGTGGCAGCATGAAACAAATCGAATTAAACACAATTAGCGGTACTTCTGACCAGATCGCAGAAGAGATTTTTAAGAAAATTATTGGGCCTATGGTTGATGAAATGAATAGCCAAGATAAAGACTCAGCAAAGGTTTTCACATTCTCAGTAATGTGGCTTGGTATGGCTTTATATGCTGCTCAATTTGAACCGCACAATGCCAAGAAAACAATTCAATTCAGTGTTGATCAGTTCATGGCAACGTTCGACAAATTCAATAAAAGACCGAGCTAAGGAGCAGCAGCATGACAGATTTGAATAAGGAAAGAGAGGCGTTTGAAAGATTGCCTTTGGCTGAATTAGCAATCAAAAGTGAATTTGTTTATTACAACGAAGAAACAAATTCATATTGGCCTAATGAGGATTTTTGCCCTAGCGATGCTCCTGAAACAATGAACTTTGCTTGGGAAGCATGGCAAGAAAAAAGCCAAAGCTCAGGCGGTGCCAGAGAAAAAGATTTACTTAACCTGTGAGCAATTATATGCAGCAGCAAACTTTGGTGCACCAAACAAAGATCCAGAACTTTTAGAAACTGAATTAACAATTGCTTGGTTTGAGGAAGCTCATAGCGGCAGTGGTTACTACGTTTATATAAGTGAGTATCCAGAAGAAGGTGCAATGAAGCTGGAAAGCGAATCGGGAGCTGAGGGATGAGTGAAAAAGCATTTAAAGATTTAAAAATTCGATTTCATATGGCAATTGGTATTGCAAATGCCACTCAGGAAGATTTCTACCCTCTTAGTGAATTCATTGATGAAGATGACTGGAATGCAATGGATGAACTGCAAAAGGAAACATTTATTTCTGATTGCGCTAATGAGTGGAGTCAAAACTATTTAGATTTGGGAGGCTGGGTGGAATGACAGAAGTTAAATTTGTTTCTATGCCTGCGAATGAATTAGCGCAGTTGATGGAGAAAGCTTGTGAAAATGCGGTATCCAAAGTCTTAGCAGCCCAAGGCGATGAGCTGCTTAACATTACGCAATTATGTGAACGTATACCGGGCTTATCCTACCATTCATTTAAGAAGTTAGCCAAAGAGCATAGATTCAAAGATATTAAAGGCCGTTATTCGCTTACGGCTGTGAAAGCCGCGCTGCAATCTCACTAG